GAGACCGAGATGCTGTTGAAGCGATGGGATGAAATCAGCGAGGACAACAAGTTCCCCGAACTGCTGGGCGAGAGCATCGCGGAGACGCTTGTGGCCGGGGATGGGGCGTTCAAACTGGTCGTCGATCCGGATGTATCCGAGTATCCGATCATTGAGTTCTATGGCGGCGAGCGGGTGGAATATAGGACGGTACGCGACCGGTTGCAGGAGATCGTCTTCCTGTCGGAATATACGCACCGCGACAAGACGTACCGGCTGGAGGAAACATACGGCCGCGGCTACATCCGGACGCGCCTGTTCGATGATCAAGGCCGAGAGGTGCCGCTCGGGACGGTACCGGAAACGGCGAAGCTGGTGCCCGAGGTGATATATGCCGGCGACTTCCTGATGGCCGTGCCGATGCGGTTTTTTAAGAGTCCGAAGTGGCCCGGCCGGGGGAAGTCCATTTTCGAGGCGAAGGCTGACAGTTTCGACGCGCTGGACGAGGTCATCAGCCAGTGGATCGACGCCATTCGCGCGGGGCGCGTGCAAAAGTACATCCCGGAGGATCTGATCCCGCGCGACCCGCGCACCGGTGCGACCCTGCGCCCGAACCCGTTCGACAACCAGTTCATCAAGGTCGGCGCCGTGATGGCCGAGGATGCGAAGGGGCAGATCACTACAGTTCAACCGCAAATACTGTACGAAGCGTTTGTCGAGTCGTATGCAAACGCTCTGGACATGTGCCTGCAGGGGATCATCAGCCCGGCGACGCTCGGCATTGATCTGAAAAAGACCGACAACGCCGAGGCGCAGCGCGAGAAGGAAAAGACGACGCTCTACACGCGCGGCAAGATCATTGATGCGCTGAATGAGGTCATCCCGCGCCTGGTCGACGTCGCGCTGAAAGTCCAGGACACGATGCAGAAGCGCGTCCCGGGCGAATACGAAGCCAGCGTCAAATTTGGCGAGTATGCGAGCCCGGATTTTGGCACGATCGTTGAGATTGTCGGGAAAGCCCGTTCGTTTGGAATCATGTCTATTGAGCAAGCCGTGGAAGAACTATATGGCGATACGTGGACGGATGAGGAGAAGAAGGAAGAGATTAACCGCTTGAAAAAGGAACTGGGATACATCGAGCTAGATGAGCCTGCAATTAATCAGGATGTCCAGCAGGGCGATCCTCAACAGGATGTAGATCTGCCAGAGGGTGACGACTGATGGCTGAGGACAAGAAGCGGAAACGAGATCCGTATGATATCGTGGCGATCTTTGAGGCGATGGCGCTGGATCTGATAGCGTCACTCAAACGCAACTTTAAGCGGCATAAACAGGAAGAGATCAAAGAGGGGTTCCGCTGGGATCGCTGGCAGCTGGTCAAGCTGCGAAGCCTGGCCAGTTACCGGAAGGCAAACAGCCGTATTGTCAGACGCGCGTTTCGTGAAGCGGAGAAGCTGACGGAGGATGTACTCCGGGAAAGCTTTGCCGAGGGAGAGCGCACCGTTGAGAATGAGATGAAACGGCTGTTTGGAACGGAGCGACGAGCTGCATATGAGGTGACAAGTGAGATCCGGTTTCCGATAGACGAAAAGCCCAGACTCATGATCCCTGATTACGAGCCGGGCAAAGTACCGTACGAACAGTTGCCGCGCGCCGCTCCGGAAAGTCAGTTTTTCGGCATGAACGAAAAGAAGCTTGAAGCTTTACAAGAGTCCGTGAAAAACGATCTCATACAAGCTGAGCAAGGCGTGCTGCGGAAGATGGATGATGTCTATCGCCAGGTCATCTATAAGGCGGAGGTCAATATGGCAGCCGGAGCTAAGGCACTGGATCAGGCGGTTGATATGGCAACGCGTGATTTTTTGGCACGCGGCATCGATACGATCACCTACGGAGATGGACGCAAGGTCAACATCGCATCCTGGGCTGAGATGGCGCTGCGGACTGCAAGTCAGCGAGCAACGTTTCTTGGCGAAGGAAAGAAGCGCGATGAGTGGGGCGTCTATACCGTGGTGATGAGCGCTCACGCTAACTGCTCGCCTTGGTGTTTGCCGTATCAGGGCACGGTGATGATCGATGATGTGTATACGTCGATCACTCCGGAGCAGGCTGAGCAGCTGGCCAAGGAGATGAAGTTGGTCCGGTTGTCAGAAGCCATGAAGGAAGGAGCGTTTCATCCGAACTGCCGGCACACACTGTCCACGTACTTCCCGGGGATCAGTCGGTTGCCGGAGCCGGTGGATGACGAAGTAGCTGTAAAGCTATATAAAGCGGAACAATATCAACGCTATATTGAGCGCAACATCCGCAAATACAAACGCCTTGCCGCCGGCTCGCTGGACGAGCAGAACGTTGAACGATACAAGCGTAAGGTGAGCGAATGGAATGCGCGAATGGAGGAGCTGCTCGAAGCCTATCCGCAGCTGCGCCGTGATCGGGCGCGTGAAGTTGATAAGGTGATGGTGGTGTAGAGATGGAAAGAAAATTGACAATCATCATAAATCACGTTGAAGGAACTGTTGACTATGAGTCTGATGAGGGTATCACAGTATTTGAAGCACTCGGTGCAATTGAATATGTGAAGTTGCTGATAAGCAAAGAGATTGAGGATGCTGAGTAGCAGAATGGTTAAGGTGATCCGACATCTCGTCTGGCGCTGACGTTACAGCGCTGTATTGGGCTCCGGATGAGACTTCCGGGGCCCAATGTTTTACCCGCGGCCGGGGTATATCGGCCGACTCCCGCAGCCGGAGAGCGGCTATAAAAATCTATGGAGGTTGGATGAACATGGAATGGCTCAAAGAATTGCTCAAAAAAGCTGGGGTCGATGAATCCAAGATCGACGGCCTGATTTCCGACGTGAATAAGGAGTTGCCAAAGCACTTTGTCGCCAAGCAGCAATACAACGAGGTGGCTGAAGCGAAGAAGAAGCTGGAGACCGACGTCGCCGAACGGGACAAACAGCTGGACGAACTGAAGAAAGCGGCCGGGGCCAGCGAAGAGCTTAGAGCGCAGATTCAGAAGCTCCAGGACGAGAATCGACAGGCCAAGGAGAAGTATGAGGACGATCTGAAAAACCTCAAACTGTCCAGCGCCATCAAGGCAGCGATCGCCGGCAAGGTCCACGATGAGGATCTGGTAGCCGGCCTTTTTGATCGCGAAAAGCTGGTTCTGGATGGCGACAAGGTGGTCGGTCTGGACGAGCAGCTGAAGACGCTGCAAGAATCCAAGGCGTTCCTGTTTAAATCGGACGACACGCAGCAACAGCCCGGCTTCCATATCGGCGGTAACGGCGGTCAGCCGCCGACGGTGAACAACGACCAACTGGCCGCCATATTTGGAAACGATCAAAAATAATTCAGGAGTGATGAACAATGGCGAATGCGTTCAACTACGTCACCGCGTTTGAAACGCAGCTGCAGCAGAAATATGCTCGCGAACTGACCAGCGCCGCGCTTACCACGGATCGTGTGCGTTTCGTGGGGGCGAAGGAAATCAAGATTCCGCGCCTTGACTTGGGCGGGTACAAGGATCACAGCCGAACGGGCGGGTGGAACCGTCAGGATATCTCGAACGACTTCGAGACGAAAATCCTGCAGCACGATCGGGATGTCGAATTCTTCGTTGATGCCATGGACGTGGACGAGACGAACCAGATTGTGTCCGCAGCCAACATCACGAATGTGTTTGTGACGGAACAGGCAATCCCGGAGCTGGATTGCTATCGGTACAGCAAGCTGCTCTCTGAGCAGCAAACGTACGGAGGCACTCCGGATACAACTGCACTGGACATCAATAATGTACTGCAGGTCTTCGATGAACTGATGGAAATCATGGACGAGGCATCCGTGCCGGAGAGTGGCCGCCGTCTGTATGTCACACCGACGGTGCACAAACTACTCAAAGAAGCGCAGGACGTGCAACGCGTATTCTACGTGCAATCCGGTCCGGGTCGTGTGGCTCGCGCCGTAAACCAGCTGGACGACGTCGAACTGGTGAAGGTGCCGTCCGATCGCATGAAGTCTGCTTACGACTTCACGGACGGCTTCGCGCCTGGCGTCGGAGCAAAGCAGATCAACATGATTCTGGTGCATCCGAGTGCAGTCATTGCACCGATCAAGCACCAAGCCATCTACCTGTGGCCTCCTGGAAGCCACACCACCGGCGACGGTTGGCTGTACCAAAACCGCAGCTACACAGACCTATTCCTGATCGAGCGGAAGGTTGACGGCGTGCAAATCAACATGGAGGCCTGATTTCGGGTCTCCTGATTTCTTTCCAAAGGAGTGATCGAAGTGCTGTATGCGGTCAAAGGAAACAAGCAGCTCAAAATCGATGAAGCGGAACGGCAACGGTATCTGAACCTCGGATTCGACATCGCCGAGGATCGGGGCGGCAAGCTGGAGATCGTCCAGCACGCGCCGAGCAAGACGGTGCCGTATGCGCAGTACGAGTTGCTGCA